TAACTTAATTACTTGTAAAGATGTATATCTATATATTTACTAGTAATAAAAATATTTTTATTCCTTGGAATAATATCATTAATATAATTACAGTAAATAACTAATGATATTTTCCAATAATTCATATATAATACACAGTATAAATTAAAATCTAATTATTTATAATGGAAAATATAAATAAAAAACAGATAAATGAAATAAAAAAATATGCTCTAGGTGATGATGATATGAATAAACTATTAGGTGATAATTTATTCATTTTCGTGTACCCCTATTTGGATGACATTCAACATATTGACGACGTCTTTGATAATGAAGGTAGAAGTTTGATGTTATACTTAGTGAATAATGTAAGTAGTGGTCATTGGGTTTGTATGATGAAGAAAGATAATTCAATTTATTACTTTGATCCTTATGGAAATCCTCCAGATAATATACTTGATACACTAACACAACAGAAAAAAGATGAACTAGACCAAGAAACACCAAAATTAACTAATTTTTTAAGAAATAGTGGTTATACAGTAGATTATAATATTTATCCATACCAAAAAGTAGGAGATAACATTAATACTTGTGGAAGACATTGTGCTCTTCGTTTGATACATAAAGATTTAAATGATATTCAGTATTATAATATGATTAAGAAATATACAAAAAAATACAATTTAAACATTGATGAAATAGTTTCTTTATTAACATATAATATATTAGGAAAATAAAAAATCTAAGTATAATTATATAAATGTATAAAACTATAGTATCTACAGTAGGAAACCTAGACGATGATGGAGACCCTAACATTTTATATTATAATGCTGACATTATAAATAACACATCATTAGATCCAGTAGGAACATCAGACACAAATATTATAAGATTTACTGAAACTCGTAGTGTTCCACTTTTAAATAACATTTCTAATTTTGAATTTAGTATTATTCGTTTTACAATGAACGGACCCTCTCTTAATTTACCACTCTATATACCAACCATTGAACTAGGACAGAATGATATAAATAAAACAACATTAATCGTTAATTTACAATTATCTAAAAGTTTCGTTGATAATGGTGGAACACCTCGTCAGTTTGTTGGATTTGCTAGAAAAAATATTGTTTATAAATCAGAAACATTAGCATACATATTAAATAATTTTCCATTACCTAATCCACCTACTACACAACAAGATATGAGAGGCACATATTACTGGATTTATACTTATGGACACTTTTGTGAATTAGTAAATGAAACATTTGATGACGTCATACAAGATTTACAAACACAATATACAGCATATCAAGCTACATTTCCAGCTCCTTCTACTAATCCTTTATTAATATCACAAGCACCGAGACTATTTTTTACACAATCAACAAATTTATTTTCTATATACTATGATGCAAGAGGGTATGGAACTAGCACAAAAACAAATACATCATTTGGAACACTTACTGAAGAAATATTTACTTTATCGTTTAATAATAATTTATTTAATCTTTTATCTAATTTTGAATTTGATTTTATAGGTGTTCAACCATCATCTGAAACATATGTATTAAAAACTGTTAATAAAAATTATACTAATTGGATAGCACCAGTAGCAGTTCCAGCTGGAATTCTTCCAGCACCAGCAGTTGATGGATACTGGGTAATGACTCAAAACTTTGTAAGCACATCAAATTTATGGTCTCCTATTAGTTCAATAGTATTTACAAGCACATTAATTCCTATCTATCCAGAACAAGTAGGTGAGCCATCTTATTTTGGTGATTCTAATGATTTAGGTTTTTCAACTTCTTCAAGTGCTTTCTCACCTATAATAACCGATATATCACTACCATTACAAAATGCACACGATTATCGTCAGTTTATTGAATATGCACCAAGTTCAGAGTATCGTATGAGTTCATTAGGAAGAAGCAAACAATCATTAAGTAATATTGATATTCAAGTCTTCTTTAAAAATAGATTAGATAATTCGTTATATCCTATTAGGATGACTAATTATTCAACTGTATCTCTAAAAATAATGTTTAGAAAATTTAATAAAATATAATCATATAAAAATTTTATTTTATAATACAATTTATATATAATAATGTCCACAGATATTGAAAAAATCGCTGTTTTTGATGATAGAATCGTTCAATCCTCACCAAAATATGCTGTAGAAAAAGGTGCTTTATCTCTTACAAATTCACCATTCGGTTCTATTGCTGCTAATGAAAGTCAACACACCTACCAAATTCAAGTTCCTAGTGAGGGCGTCTTCGTTGATAGAGCCATTGATTGGACTAGCACTTGTTTTCTAGCGTTTAAAGTTGATGTTGCTGGAACTTTTAATGCTAATGACCCAGTTGTTAGATTCGGACAAGACTGTGCCCTAGCTAGTTTTCCACTTCATTCATTAACACAAACCCTTACCGCTACAATTAATGATACAACTACTACTATGAATACTAACGATGTTTTAAGAGAGGTAATGCGTTTAACTGATTTAAAGAAAAATAGAGAGCAAAGAACATGCCCCACTTATTTAGATACTTATCAAAATTATAATAATGGTTATCAAACTGGAAACACTCCTTTAAATAGCTATGCTAATGCCTATAGTGCTGATAATGTGCCTAATGGTGCTTTTCCTTTAGTTAATTTTACTGACCCAAGTGGAAATCTATTATCTACTATTGGTGGCGGCACTGGAACTTATGCTTCTGGTGGTATGAATGTAAATTTTGTTGGTGGTATCCCAGTAGGCACTGTAAATGGTGGTTCTGTGACTGTAGCAAATATCCCTATTTTTATAAATTTTACATCAACTGAAAAAGTTATTTTAAGTCCTTTTATTTTCTCTGATATTCACGAAAATGAAACTGGTTTATTTGGTTGTCAGAATATTCAATTTGTTTTTAATATGAATGCGCCAAGCTTTACTGGATTAAATGGTCGTGTTTTAAGAACAACTACTCAAGGCGGAAGAACATTAAAAGATTTAGGTTATACACAAGGAGTGTCTGGTGGTTCTCCTTTCAAAGGTTCTGTTATTAACGTTCAGTTTTTAACTCCAAGTTTAGATTTGTCGCTACCACCTAAGTCAATTATACCATATATGGAGTTTCCTAGATATGTGACTAAACAATCATCTGATTCAGCACCAGTTGGTTCAAAGGTTTCATTATCTTCTCAAACTATAACATTACCACAAATTCCAGATATGTTAATTATATATGTAAAACCTACAACCTATGCTGCTACCGATGCTGACTGGTATTATCCAATCAATAGTGTAAATATCCAGTTTGATAACTACTCTGGTATCCTTGCAAGTCATACAAGAGAGGAACTTTATACGATGAGCTACAACAATGGTCTCCACATGGATTATGCACAATGGTTAGGAACTGGTAAAAATGCTGATGGACTTAATACACAATTAACTGGTGGTTTCCTCGTTTTAAAACCATCTAAAGATATTCCTCTTAGAACTGGTCAAGCTCCATCGTTGGTCGGCAACTTCACTTTACAAATTGGTTTAGAAATTATAAATAATTCTAGCGCACCATCAACTGAATATAACGTTTGGGTTATTACTTGCAATTCTGGTTTCTTTGAAACTGTTCGTGGTTCGTCTAGAATTATAAAAGGTGTTTTATCTGAAAGTGATATTATTAATGCAACATTAGGAGAGTTAAATGTTCGTTCTGATATAAATAGATATGTTGGTGGTGGTTCTTTCAAGAGTATGTTGGGTAATGTTATGTCAAAAGTTCAAAGAGCCTTACCTATTGTAAAGATGGTAACCCCTTTTATTAAACCTATGTTACCACAACAAGTTCAAAATGCAATGTCTACAGTTGGTTTAGGTGCAACTGGTGCTGCTATTACTGGTGCTGCTGAAACTGGGGCTGGTATGAGAAGAAAAAGTTTAAGCGCTAGATTAATGTAAAAAAAATATTCTAAAAAAAATATATATAATTATTTTATAACTATAATTATATATATATGTCAGTATCATCTTTTGGAACTAATATTCTTGATGCTAAAGTTAAATCATTATCAGCACAAAACGATTTACTATTATCCACTATGGATGCTAGTGGTTTTGGACGCGAATACACTCATCACATTAATGGTCCTAATGTGGCTAACCCTAATAACTATGTTTTTAAACTTTATGAAAAAGTTACAGCTGGACAATCAAGTAGAGACCTTATAACTGTGACAACTAGTGGGGGTCCTCCTTTTACTAATGCTTTTTTGAACTTAAAATCTGATGTAATAACAATAGATGGTGACGTTTATTTTAAGAATAGTCCATCATTTGGTCGAGCAAAAATAGATATATCTGGCACTGCAATAATAGTGCCTAGACAAGATGTAAAAGCTGCTTCTATTATAGTAGTGACACCAATATCTCAGTTAGGTATTGGATGTTGGGTTGAGGCTGGTATGAATGGAGCCACACCAGCAGATAATTTTTTTACTATAAAGGTTGGAACTGCTTTAACAGCTGATGCATTTGTTAATTATGCAATCCTTACATATTAACCTTATAAAAATATTTATATATAATTTTTAATCTAATATTATATATATATATGTCAGTAAGCGCTTTACTAAATGGAATTCTTGATATTAATGTTAAAAAAATAACTACTAATGAAGTATCATCAAACGGTGGTGATATACTAATTGATGCTTACCATGGTAAGCTCCAAATTAATGGAACAACTGGTGCTATACTAATTGATGGAACAACTACATTTGTTGGTAATAATCATATAGGTCAAGCTACAATACCAAGTGGTGATTCAGAAATAGTTGTTCCGTTTGATGGTATGAATAATGATGCAGTTATTTTAATTACACCAATGGGTGATATAGTTAATTTTTGGGTTGAACCAACTACTGACCAGTTTACTATACACACTGCTACAACACTAACTACTGATGTAAAATTTTCTTATTTTATTCTTAAGTTTGATTAAATGTATTAAATATATAATTATAATTTTATAACTATTATTATATATATGTCAGTAAGTGCTTTATTAAATGGATTTCTTGGTATTAACATTCAGAAAATTCAAACAAGACTAATAGAATCATTAGATTATATAAATATAACATCAGTAGCTGATACATATTTAGAATCATCACGAATCACATTAAAAGGTAATGTAATAACTGAAGGTAATTCATATTGTGGGCGGTCAAATACTGGTGCCGCTGGTAGTATCAAAATTACTCTTAAACCAATTACACCAAACGCTATTATTATGCTTACTGCTATTAATGGTGGTCCAGATGATAATTTATCTTATACATCAGTTGATGGTTCTTTTACTGTTATTGGTCCTAATAATCAACAATTTTCATATTGTATTTTACAATTTTAATATATAAATATTTTTAAATAAAAAATGTTTAGAAAAATTTTTTTCTATATTATAATATATAATGGATTCAAATACTTCAAATAACAAAATGAAAATAAAGAAAATTCTTAAAAACGGTGTTGAAAAAATTTATGAATATGACCAAAAAGAATATAATAAAAAATACTATTCTAAAAATAAAGAAACATTAAATAAATCAATTGAATGTGTTCTATGTAAAGGCACTTACTGTATAATGTCAAAATCTAAACATATGCAATCACCACGTCATTGTAAATTTATTGAAAAAGAAGAAGAAGACGAAAAGAAAGAAGAACAAAAAGAAGAAGAGACAGAAGAAGAAAAGGAAACAAACCAAGAAGAATATGAAAAAAATATAGAATACATACTAGCAAATAAAAAAACATATATTTAATTTTAATTATAGTATAATATAATATAATTAAAATGTCAAGACCTTTAAACATTGATCTATACAATCAGATTAAAGATGCTGTGTATCAACAGTATCCGAAACACTCAGCCTATCGTTCAATGATGATAGTCAAAAAATATAAAGATGCTGGTGGTACATATGAAGAAAATAAAGAATTGAGTAAAATGAATACTAAAAAGTGGATAAAACAACAATGGACTGACGCTAATGAGTATTATAGAACTAATAAAATAGTCCCTTGTGGTTCTCAAGACACACAAAAATTATATAATGAATATCCTTTATGTCGTCCTTTATCTATTCTACAAAGATTATCAAAAACACAATTAAAAGAATTGATAGATGAAAAAAATAAATTAGGAAAAAAACCACTAATAACATCAAGAGTACTAAATACTGATGTTTTTAATATAAAACCTACTGTAAGCGGTGGTGCTGTTAATATTGATTTTATTAATCAATTAAATAAAATAGGGTTAAATCCTAATACATATTTAGAGACAGCAAGAAAAAGAGCAGCAGCAAATGGTTATAATAGAAATAATTTATTTATTAGTGATAAAAAACCGCATAAATTAATGATTATAGACGATGATAATAAAAAAAGGTACTTTGGAAGGGTTGGGTACAATGACTATATTATATATAATCATTTAGAGGATAATAATGAGGTTGCTGTGGGGTATGCTGACAAAATAAGAAATAGGTACATTAAATCACATTCAAAAATAGCTGGAAAATGGGCAGAAGATAAATTTAGTCCTAATATGCTGAGCTTATTGATTAATTGGTAATTTTAACGATTGAATAAGG